TTTCTATAATCTTATGGAAGTCAGTGCCTCTTCTATATAGTTTATGAGTATCGGCTAATCCGTCAATACCAAATCTAACCAATACACCTATCTCTGCTAACTGTTCCCAAAATCTTCTAGATTTTGCACTACCGTTAGTATTCATACTAAGTTGCATTGTTTGGTTGTGTTCTCTGCAATAAGAAAATATTTCTAATGTATCTTTAGCAACAATCGGATCACCCAAATTACCGCACATGTATAGTTTGTCTAGTTGTTTAATGAATGCAGGACTAAACCATGTGCTGAATTGTTCTATTGTAATCTCACTCAAGTTCATAAACGGATTGTCTATTCCACCTTGCAAGTTGCGGGCACACATAGGACAGCTAGCTTGACACTTGTTTGTAATTTCTAAGTGTATAGATTTGATGTTTTCAATGTTGTACATTATTTGTGCCCTATAATCATGTAACGAGTGTATAATGGCAACTCTAGCGAACCGTTGTATAAGATTTTTTGTAGCCCAGATTGCTCTACGAACTCATCGAGTGACTTTGCTGTCCTGATATGTTCTGGGATATCATAGTTGTTAGATTGTACAACTATCAGTGCGTCATGTCGTAAGCCACTAAGCCAGATATCATAGTCATCTTGAGTAATATGTTCACAGCTAGTATTGATTACAATATCTGCATCACTGCGTATGTTGACCATATTCCCTGTTATCGCTCTGAAAACTCCTCGGTTGTACTCAATTCTATTCATTTCATTTGCAATATGTTCACAATGGGGGTCGATATCTATGCTACGAATGGTTGTTATAGGTATGTTGCTTTGAAACATCATACTAGCAAGTACACCAACCCAGCCACCGTTTATATCAATACTCATTGGCATAGAAACATATTCGTCTAAACAATCAATAAGCCATTCTTTACTTCTTAATTGTCCACTCCAGAATGCATCCATAGTACGCATGGGATTATTACTTTGTCTTATGGCTTGCATCCAGTGGTGTAAATGTTCTAAATCTATTTGCATTTTGGTATCTTACTATCTGCGCTACTCATACAACTGGGTGTAGTGCATACCCTAGGCTCACGAAAAATACTAAAACCTTCTGTTAACGTTCCTAATATTTCATCATGGCAACTATAACTTCTCTTAACTTCATTGCTACGTATAACAATACCTTGGTATCCTGAATTACACTTCCATCCAGCGAACTTATTGAAGCCGTATGCATTGAATCGTTCAGCTTGATCCAAGTACCATACTTTCTTCTCATTGTCTATAAGTTTGACTTGAAGTACGTCAGTGTCGTTGAAATGTTGCGGGAACCCCGTTTTCATCTTGTTCATCATTTCATCACTGTAGCCATCTACAACACGACTGGCAGTAGGATCAGATTGGGGCTTTAGTGTTACGTTAATACCTCTATCGTTGAATCTTCTACAACGGTCGTACAACTCGTCAAACTTTTCAGGGACCATTACTTGATTAATTGTAACTAATACGCCATTATTTGTTAAGTGTAATATCTTGTCTCCAAATTCTTTTTCGTCTGCAAACTCGTGGTGAAAGCTTGCAGTTATACTTCGCCTGCTACATTCTGCGCTATACTCTAAATAACGATTCCACCATTGTAAACCAGGACTCAAATTAGTGGTCATGTGTATACTGTCGAATGCTACCTTGTTGATTAAGTCTAATAAATGTTTATATGCAGTGGGTTCGCCGCCACTAAATGACCAGTGAAATCTTTTAAATCCGTTGTCTATTGCCTGCGTTTTAATGCTTCTAATAGTATCCAAATACATGGGTAATGTCAAGTGATCTGGTTTATCGGAGTTGGCATACGGCCAACAGTAACTACATTTATAATTACAGAACCTACCCAGTATCCAACTGACACTGAATAGATCAGTATCTAGCATTGTCTCTTGTCCGAACTTAATAATTCTATCAAACGGAATTATTGTAAAATCTGTCATATTGTTCCTTCATCCACTGAAAGTCATTTATCTTTCGCAGTGCTTCTAGATTGTTTTTATTGTTTTGACCGTAATCTCTGCCCATCTTTGCACCGTCGAGTACATATTGATTATCACCAACTGTGCACCAAACCTCTAAACGATCTTGTGTTTCTTTACTTACTTGTCTGTCAATGATTTCACTAGCCAACTTAGCGCATTCTCTAAATGCACTGCGCCAACTATTGAATGGGTCTGTGTCGAATCTAGTCACATTACTGACTACAAAGATAGGCTCGTAGACATTACAAATACTAGTGGTCATATCAGGTCGATCAGTTGACATATGAATTGTTGCAATTCTTGGCAACAATTTTACTCCGCCATAACCGTATACTAGATTGTTTACCGGGTTCTTAGCACGCCAGACTCTTACTTTCAATTGGTCAAAAAACGGAACAACATAATCAAAGTTAAAAGTATCTACAATTTCAGCATCACCGTCTACTACCCAAAAATAGTCTGTTGAGCATAGTTTAGCAGCTTCAATGTGTGCATTGTGAATACCCTTAACTCCGTGAACTCTCTTAGCTCTTGGGAATCGTTTTAACAACTCGTAGTAATTTTTGTCTGCATTAACCTCATTGTAACTCACAAACACAATGTCGTAAAGTTCATTGTTTGGACAACGTAGTATTGGCTTCACTTCTTCTTTATATATTTTGCTATCTTTAACAGAATAGACATTTCCTATTTTCCTATCATTCGTCAACGTTCTGATATACGAACCGATGCGATTACACTCGTCTACTAACTTATCCTCTTTTAAGTAGTAAGTTAGTTCAAAGAATAGGTTATCTAAGTAGTCAAAATCATGCAATTTTGACAAATCAATATTTGACAATCCTCTCCAACATCCATACCTAGCCCCGTAAATAGCCCATAGTCCATTGGGTACATCCATTCCTATGTGCATCCAATTCCATAGTCTGTTATAATTGCGCCAGTCTAATTGCTTAAAGTTGTATTTGAACTCGCCGTCATTCAACAACAATTTGACCCCCTCACGGAACCCAGCACGCCATGCTTGCTTTGGGCTAGTGTTTACTACAACGTCACTGCCTATAATATTTGTCTGCATATAATAAGTAAAGTCAAAGTCTACAAGAGTGTCATTAGAATCAGAATTCTCGTGAGTACGCATATTCTTCAATAAGTCTACTGGCCAAGATTTTATGCTGCCGTTGCCATATTGTAATCCGTTAATTGTGTTTTTTGTGCAAAAACTGATTACTTTGTCATGGAAATCAGGTAGTTCATGTGTTTGGAGAAAGAAGTCACTATGTACATAGTTGTCTCCGTCTATTATGATTACTCGATCATCGTTGCATAAGTCTGCGACTTTTTTGTGTGCAGTGTCAGACCCTTTGATTCCGTGCACTCTTTTTGCGGTTGGGCACAGTGTCAATAGATGTTGGAAGTTGAGGTCACCGTTAGGTTCGTCATAGCTTAAAAATACAGTTTGATATTTTTTAGGATCAAATAGCATAGGGTATTTATAGCTAACGCAAATGTGAGATAAATAACGTATAGTCTATAAATTTAGAGGACAAACTATGAGTAAATATTATTTAATGAAACTTTCTTTGGTACCGGCTCAAATGGGCGCTACCAAACTAGAAAGTTTTATAAAATCGCACTTAGGCATTGCATACAATGATCTATCATCGCATTTTGGAACAAACGATTTAGTTACATCTAAAATGGTGTCGGATTTGAATCAAGATGGGTTGAAAACAGTCGATGTTATAATGAATCCATTCAACCGAGTATTTGTAGAGTATCTAACTAATGTGTTCATGAGCGCCCCTACAGTAGGAGAAATCAATGATTGTGTATCTCCTCCAGCATTTCAAGATTACGTAAAAGCGTTATACGGTGATGATTCTAGCACTAGAAAAAAGATGAACCACTGTGAAGTTAGACCAGCCGTTGACTATTTGATTCGTGTAGAAAATTATGAACAAGATTTAAAGAAAATTCCCGAATTAGCAACAGCCAACACTAAGGGTATCCTCTCAGACATGGAATTTCTATATAACAACATGTATAGAGCATATTACGATGATGAAGCAAAGGCTATTATTACTTCAGTATTCAACTCTGACTTTACTAAATACGGGTACACTTTTTGATTAAAAATTTAGGGCAACAAAAAATTTGACAACAATCCATAAGGCATATATACTAGCGTCTGTTGATTGATGAAAGTCAGTCAGAAGAAAAGGGCAAACAAGAGGCTTGACAATAAATCACTTGTTTGCTACAATACATACATAAATTTTGAAAAGGCGCAAAAAAGCACCTTAAACGACAATTTTTTTAACCAGGACTAAATAGATTACTATGAAACAATTTAACCATCAACTGCCGAAACAAGCGAGAACCTGTGCAACAGCACCAGTGTCCGCGATGTCATGGGCCTTTGAGGGTTATAACACACCTAGCATTAGCATTCGCGGTAATGATGACCAAGGGTTAGCTAGGGGCTTCATAGAAGGAGAAAAGATTCCAAGAATCTAATCTCAAACAGAATCTAAGAAGCCCCTGGGAAACTAAAAAGTCCCAGGGGTTTTTGTTTATGTACTGTAGTAAAAATACAACAAAAGAAAGGTTTGACAGAAATTGAAACATGATCTACAATCTGGTTCTTCTGACAAAAGGGATTGGTTGAAAAATCATACTCTGTCACAAGAACAAGTTAGGCAGCTTATGCTGAACAAGTATGAGCGAGCCAAGAAGGATCAGGAGAAGTTGGAGCAGCTTAGAAAGCTAGTTCAATTCACTGATTGACAGTGTTAAAAGGTAGTAACGAGGACTACGC